TCTTAAATGTCATTACATTATAATGTGGAATTGCGCAATCTTTAAATTTAATTTTATCTCCAAATTTAAAATACTGTTTTGTCTGTGGTGAATAGATTGATACCTTTTCTGAAATTAATTGAGTTAAGTCTTTATCACTTGAGAATATCGTTTTCTCTTCATCTAAAGAGATTTGACAATAGTAGGCTATAAGATCATCGGCTTCCGAATTTTCCACCTCCAATTGTCTTATAAACATCTCCTCAAGATATTGTTTAACTCTTGTTTTTTGTTTGTTAAATGAATCAATCTTCTCCTCATTAGGAGAAGATTTACGATTCATCTTGTATTTAGGGTATAGTAGTTTTCTTTGTGATGAATTAGTATCACTATCCCAAAAGACCATAACTTTGTTAAAGTTAGTTTCTTCTAAAAATTTACGGACTGTGTTAAGGAAATGCCAGGTCCCACCAATGTGTTCCCCATTATTATAGAAATCCTTAACTCCGTGAAATCCAATTTTTAATAAGTTGTTACCATCAACAATTAGTGTTTTGGTCATTTAATTTTTTTAAGTCGTTTGTAAATACTTTTTACTCGTCAGAATCATCATCAGATTCGTCCAAAGAATAATCTGAATATCCTAATTTTGTTTCCCAATAATCTGAATATTCTTTCTTATAGTTATCCAAAGATTCTTTTGTGTCTGCAATATAACCTTGTGGTACCGCAATGATCTTACCATCTTTATATCCTAAACCATTAACGTGATTCTTCAATATAGATATTTTTGTTCTAATTGCAAACGATACTTTTCTACCATTCTTAGTCGCATCAATGTGACTAATGCCCGCTTTCTTTTGATTACCAAATAAGAACACTAATGATGATGCCAACCATATTGCCTCACCACCTTTAGCCTTGATTTCAGGTTGTCCAAATGGATTATCAGGAAGTAAGACCCAAGGTTGATTTAAGATCACTAAAGTGTTGTAATAAGGATAATCTTCTTTTTTAGATTTTGAAATTCTTGAGTGGATTCCCATTCCGATCTTATCCGCTAATACTTTTGCGTTGTGCATTCCACCACCTTTTCCGTCAAAAGTCATCTGACAAGGAATTGATCCAATACTATCCCATAAAAACAAAAGACTATAAGGAATGTCTCCCTTTTCTTGTGCATCAAGGATATCATTGATAAAATCCGTAGCTTGTTCAATTACATCAAATGAATCGTTAAAAATGAACATACCATCATATTCACCATCTTCATTTTTTTCAGCCTGTAACCCTAACTCAATTGCGTGTTCCCAAGACCATTTCTTTTCAGTAATGATAAGAACAGGTAAGTGACCTTTCTTTTGCGCATCCGCAGCCGCAAGAATCATTGCCGTTGTTTTTGAAGTATTTGAGTGACCCAAAAACATATTTATACCACCCATAATAGGACCAGGTAATCCACATGATTCCAAAAACGCCTCACCACAATTATAAAAACTTTCGGGTTTGTACTTTGTTTTTGTCGAGAACTTACCTTTGATCGTCTCTAAAGATATTTCTCTTTTTCTTATCGCCATGTTATTGTGTTTTGATTTTAAAAAACATAGACACTCAGTATGTTCAAGTGTCTATGTTAAAGTTTAATTAGAATGGTAAATCTTCGTCAACCTCCACATTAGACTGAGGGTCTGACATTTTACTTTCAGGTTTTGAACCCCCACCCATAGAAATTTCTTCTTCTTGACTATTTAAGTAGATGTACTTTCCTGCGTCAGTGTCCCAACGTGGAGTTTCTCCTCTTGCAATTGCTTCAAGATATTCAACAGGTTTTTTAGAATATACGTCCTCCCAAGTCAACTCATCGTTGATCCAAGTAGAAGCTTGTTCAGCGTCTTCATGTGTTGGTGTTGGATCGTCATACATTACGGTTTGAATTACCGTGTATGTTGCACCTTTTGGTGTCTTTGCCTTTGTAAGTTCAAGGATTAAGTCACGACCATTGTCTGAATCGGTAACATCACCTTTAGCTTTCCAAATTGGAATGATTTTATCAAGGATTCCTTCTTGTTTGTAATTGTGTTTAAATCTCCAAAATTTAACACCGTCTTCTTCGTGGTCACGGTCAATTACTTTAACAATATAAAACTTACGAGCTTTGTATTGTGTTGCTAATTGTTTGTCGGATTCACGACCTGTAGACATTAACTCATCGTATACCTCATTCAAAGGTGAACGTTCGTTATCATTTTTTCCTGGATCGTAGAACTTTTGCCATTTACCATCAACATTGATTTCGTGGAACCAAACTTCCTTAAAAGGAGATGACCCATCAGTTGTAGGTAAAATACGGATTGTTCGTTGACCTTGTTTTTCGCTATCTTTAAGAATTGCCGCGAAATACTTTTTCATTCTTTCTTCTTGTGTGAATTTTGAAGTGGAAGAAGAACCACTTTGTTTTGAACTCTCATACTGAGCCAAAACTGCATCTAAAACATTGTTTGTCGCCATTGTGTATATATTTATTAAAGGTTTACGTAGAAAATATAGTTATAAAAAGTAGTGTAGTCAATAAGGTTTTTAAAAAAAATAGAGAGGGACACGGATGTCCCCCTCAAAAGTATTACATCATGTTTGTGTCTTCGTCGTCGTAGTTGTTAAATGATGTTTCAATATCATTTGTAGAGTAGTTGTCAGCATCATCAGTAGTTAAAACATATTCATTTTTACCTGATTTTTCCATATCTTCTTCTTTATCTTCAAAGAAATCAGATAGTTTTTGATTAAATGGTCCTGAGTCTAAACTTCTTAATTCTAATTTTTCTTGTGGAGTTTTAGGTCTAAATTTATCAAACTTAGCTTCTAAACTATTAATTGTAGTTACCAAAGTATCCATCTCACCTAATCTTTCCTCAAGATTTTTTAATTGTGTAAACAAGTTGTCAAAATATTCCTCTTGTTTTTGTTCCATATTTTTTTGAGAAGCAACTAAATCAGTAACATCTAATTCTTCTTTGTTACCTTCTTCCTCACCCTCATCACCAAGTTCTTCAACTTCAGGATCAGTCGCAATATCAACAGGTGCTGCCGGTGGAGCCGGTGCAACTGCGTTAGGATCAGCGGGAGCCGCAGGATCTACAGGTGCTGCAGGAGCCGCAGGATCTACAGGAGCCGCAGGATCAATAGGAGCCGCAGGATCTACAGGTGGAGCTAAAGCCGGATCTAAAGTAGGATCGGCCTGTTCCATTATGTATTTATTAATAGAATTAAATCTACTTATTTCATTTAAAATTTTTTGATCTATTGCCATGATTATCCGTTTAATAATTGTTTTATTCCCGTTTTAGTTTCAACTTGGATTTTTTTGAATGTGTTCATAGTATTATCAACTCTTTCAATTAATCCGTCTTTTATTCTAAGTGTGTAACAATCACCAGTATCTAAGTCACAAACTTCTTTGTAACCATTACCCTTATCTTTTTCCGACACTCTTGTGTTTTTACCCAAGTAATTGTCTAATATTAATTTTGTGTCCATAATAGTTTTTATTATAAATATCTTGTTATTCAATAAAATTAATTTAAAGAGTTATATACTCCAATTGCTTGTTTAACTTTATTTTGTAATGTATTTTTATCTTGTTCAGTCATTTCAGTATAAACATTGTCAGGTTGGGTACTTGGGTATTTAGTAACATATAGTTTTACAATGTCTTCTTCAGCAGTAACATTTTGATTAATTAATGATATTATACCCTTAAATTTACTAATAGCAAAATCAATAAATTTTTCTGCGGATATAAATGATACCACAGGTATATTCAAATTAGTCCCTCTTGATAAACAATAGAATTTTTTATTAGCCGTTGACGCTATTATAGCTCCGTAAGTTTCCGTTAAATTTATTGTACTATAATTATTTTCATAAGCCTTTAACCCACTTGATGATGCAGAGTCCAAATATATAAATGAAAATAAATAATAAGACAAATCTCTAAAATTAGGATTTACTGATGTCGTACCATTAGTTGTTGTTTCTTTTGGTATTCCACTTGCAACAATTCTATCACCAAGTAATTTCTTAAAATCTTTATAAGAAAGTTGCGTTATTGCAGGACTATCTAATGGTGTATACCCAACATACCCACTATTAATTTTATCGGAACAATCCTGATTCTTAGTTAAAGTATCAGTACCAGTTACGTTAGATATAACGTTATTTTTTTGGAACACAACATTATCACTTGATGTTTTTGCCTTTTCCTCGTTAGATTTAACTTGTTCCTGTAATTTAGAAATAATGTTTAAACTTAATGACTGAATGAAATTATCTATCTTAGGTAAACTATAAAAAGGTTGTCTAGTTCCTTTAAACGATGTGCTAAACTCACCTTCACTAATTTGGTGTGTTACTGACGTAATCATGTATGGTCCTGAGAACATAGGTATGTTTCTAACATTAAAATACATCATCGGTTGGATAAGGGCGTTACCCAACATATCTACAGAACATTCATAACTTCTATTTCTATATAGATTATATAAAGATACGTTTTGTGAACCCGTACTTCTATTCCTACTTTGGTTTGCCATTTGATTTAACATTTCCAAAGATTCTGCGGTAGGTTTACCAACATCTTGACCAACACTAAAGTTTTTGAAGATTTGTTGATTTTGATTACTAATATCAATATTGAATCCTACAACCTTATTTGATTTATCCCAATTCTTTTTATTTGCTTGGCTTTCCACTAATGGATTATCACTTGCTCTTCTAAGGTCAAATGCATCATCTCTAAATCTGTAGTCAACATTGTCTTTCATGTCAACATATTGACTAGGTTTGTTTGCATAATAACATAAAAACTTAGGTGATGTGTTTCTATAATCTACATTCAAGAACGTACCCCAAAATGAATTTGCAAACTCCGTTGATCCTTCAGATCTTGGGACAGGGTTTTTCTCCGCGTCTTGCGCATTATAGAAATTAGCATAAGCAGGTAATGGGAAATAAGTGAAATTATTTTGAGTTAATATTGTAGATACAATATCCAACATATTATTCTTATATAGTGATCCTTCAATTAAATCTTTTATTTTAAAGATATCAATATAAACTTTTTGTCCAACATCTCGACTTGCTCTATCAAATAATAATACGTCTTCAAACATTGTTTTACTTTTAAAATCACCACCAGCAACCCAAGTATCGTTGAACGCTTTGAATGTTTCCCACATCTCAACTCTTGTTTGTTCTCCTTCAAGTTGTGATCTATTACCTTTATCCCCCTCAATTGTGACATTTGGTAAACCAGCTCTTACTCCCGTCATTAAATTTGAAATAACATTTTTAAGATAAGTTTCAGATTTATCAAAGTATTCATCCATAAGAGTATAAAACTTAACACCATCAACACTATTACCTAAATTTTGAACAATAGGTCCAACTTGACCGTAAGGTCCCACAGGCCCAACAAAACCACTAGGGAGAGTTGTTGTGGTTGTAGTTGTTTGTGACGAGTTAATATTAACCACACTTACAACAAATTGTGGATCATTCGGATTTGTTGCTAAATTACCATATTGACTAATAATCATTTCATTAACTAACGCCTCATTTGTAGCACTTGCAGGTTGACCCGTAAATAAAACAGTACCTGAAACATCATAATAAACCGCATATTTTAACGGACCGTATTTATAAACCGATATTTTTTTACTGTCTTTAAGTGTTTCAGTAGAAACTAAATCTCCAGTTGGTTGTGGATTTGGTACAGGTGGAGGTGGAGGTTGTGGTCCCGGTGCCGGAGTAGGTATAGGATTTGGAATTACAACGTTATTTGTTGGGACTGAGAAATTATTAAGTTTCTGAGTTGCATATAACATAATTAACGGAGCAAAATCTTTAACAT